GCAAGAACGGCAAGCGTTTGCAAAGGGCGGCAGCCAAATTGTAGTGGGCGGCAAAACCTTTACTGCATCAGACTTGCTTGACTTGCGTGGGCAAGTGATGGAACAGCAAAAAATAAATTTGGAACTGAAAAACCAAATTGAAAAATTAAATTTGGATGAAAGAACGGGGCGGCTGGTTGATGCAGACCAGCAAGCAGAAGCATTGGCACGGTTGATTGTGCCGCTTAGAAAAGCCCTTGACGCATTGCCGGAAAATATCGCCAAAGCACAAAACCCAGATGACCCAGCACGGGCTGAAGAAATTCTAAGGCAAGAACTTGAAAACATTTATGCAGACTTGGTGGCAAACATGGAAAAGCAAAAATGAATCAATGTGAAAAGACCATTGCAGAAATATTTGCACCAGCTGAAAAACTAAGCGTGGCAGAATGGTGTGAAAAGCACATCTACTTGCCCAAAGAAGTCACGCCATATGCTGGCTATTTTCGCAGTGGCTTCAACCGTTACTTGGTTGAACCGTTGAACAGATTTGGTGACAGAACCACAGACCGTTTGACCGTTTGCTTTGCAAGTCAGACAGGCAAAACAACACTGATGCACTTGGGTTTGCTTTACACCGTAACATGTAACCCAAAGCCAGTGCTTTACTTGATGCCGTCAGACCAAGCCGCACGCCAAATTTCAAAAGAAAGAATCCAGCCCATGATGCGTGCAAGTGCCAAAGTGTCTGAAGTGCTGCCAGAAAACCCAGACAACTTCAGCATTTTGACTTATAACTTGAAAGGTTGCCATGTCCATTTGGGTGGTGCTGGTTCAGCTGCAAAGCTTGCCAGCTTTCCGGCTGCGGTTGTCTGTTTTGACGAATGTGACAAAGCTGCCGTGAAAAACCAGAACGAAGCTGGGGCAATTCAACTGGCGGCAAATAGGATAAAAGCGTATGGAAGCAGCAAGCTTTTTGTGCTTGCATCAACCCCAACGGTTGATGATGGGGCAGAAACTATCACACACCATTTGAAGCAAAGCACTTTCAACACATATCATGTGCCATGCCCAAAGTGTGGTGCATTGCATGAAATTGGATTTGGGAAAGATGAAGAAAAATTTAGTGTGCAATGGGATAAACACACAACCAGTGGTGAAATTGATGTTGCCACCACAATTGCCACGGCCAGGTTGGTTTGCCCAAGTTGTGGGCATCAAATAACAGATGACCAAGAAAAAAACAGAATGGTTGGAAGTGACCAAGCCAAGTGGCTGCCCCAAAACCCACTGGCAGACCAAAGGCATCAAGGTTATCATTTGAACAGTCTTTATTCATCATATGTTTCAATCAAAGAAAGTGCCAGAATGTTTCTTGAAGCAACGGCAACCAACCAGCTGCAAGACTTTAAAAACAGTTTCCAAGCATTGCCGTGGAAGCATAACATTGAAGATTTGCCGGACATTGTACAAATGAAAGCCTTGGAAGGTGAATTTAAACGGGGTGAAGTTCCACCAGATAGTTTGCTGCTTTTAACATGTGATGTGCAAAAATATGAATTTTATTGGATGCTAACAGCCCACAATGTTGAAGGTGTTTTTATTTTAGACAATGGAAGGGCTGACAACTTCCAAGATTTAGAAAGCATTTTCAAGCGTTTCAACTGTGACTTTGCTGGGGTTGATTCAGCTTACAACACAGCCTTTGTTTTGCAAAACATCAAGCAGCTTGGCACTAAATGGTTTGCCATTCGTGGGCAAGAAATTATGCAAGGGCAGTTCAAAATTGAACAAGTAAACACAACCGATGGTTTTAAAGATAAAGCCAAAGCTGGAACAGTCAGAAGGTTTGACATAAACAACACCCACTTTAAACGCTTGCTGGTGAAATTACGCAGCCAGACCATGACAGGCTTGACCATTTACCAAGACGCAGACGCTTTGCTTTATCGTCACTTGCTTGCAGAGGTTGAAGTTGAAAAGCGTGACCGTAATGGGCGCACGGTTTATGAATTTAAACAGGTTGACCGTGAAAACCACTGGTTTGATTGCCTAAACTATGCACTGGCAATGGGTCACTTTTTCAAGAAGTCACGAAGCTTTGCAAAGGTTGACAGACCAACAAATGATAAACGCAAGCCACTTTCAGAAATGTACAAACCCCAAGAAATATGATTAAAGTTGATTTGAAAGGCTTTAGTGAAGTCATCAAAGGGCTGCACAAAATAAGCGGCAAACGCTTTAGTGATGTCATAAAATCTGAAGCCGGAATGATTCTGGCTGGGGCAATGCGTTCAACGCCCAAAGCATCAAAGAAAAATATTGTTAGGCACAACATGCCAGAAGGTTACAAATTTGAAGGCATTCTGGGTGAAAAAAAAGTCATTTCAAGATTTGGTAAAAAATACCACATTGGTCAACCAGTTCTGGCTGGCTATCAACCAGATGAACGGGGAAGGGCACGCCCACAGGGTGCAAGCCGCCACTGGAAACCAAAACGGGGCGGCAAAATCTGGAAACACCCACACCCCAAACAACCTTGGATGGGCAAAGCCATGTGGAATGAATTTATTGAATCTTCCAAAATCAAGACGCTTGGCAGACTTGCCAACCGTGGCATGAGTGCCGCACAGTTTGGGTTTATGGCAGATTTGATTGGTGTGAAAATAGTCAGTGCAAAGGCACGCCCAAATTATCTGCAAACTGATCATTTAAGAACCAAATTGCGTCCATTTCTTTCACCACGCACCAAGGGCAGCAAAAGGCTTTTTGAAATTATTCTAGAATCAAAAGGGTTGGAACAAACAAAAAGAACTGGTGCTGGGCAAAAGCTTGACCGTGCCGTGCAAAGAAGGGTGACTGCTTACCGCAAAGCCATAAGAAAAGAATGGTTTGACGATATAAAACACAACACCAAAAGTTATCCATTGCTGTTTAAATAGACAGCAGCGGCATAAGTAAATGAGCAAATACCGCACAGATGCAGAACAGGTTGCATTTTTAGAAAGAAGAATTCAAAGGCTTGAAAAAACACTGGAAATGCTTGAAACTTTGGGCATGGCTAGTGTGTCAAGTGGTGGCAACCAGAAGACATTTAGGCAGCAAGAACAAATCAGAATGGAATTGGAACGGGCAGAACGGGAATTCCAGATAATTTCTGACAGAATGCAAGGCACGCCAACCAATCCACACCATAAGGAAATAATAATATGCAGCCGCAAGCAATATTAGACGAATTTGGCAAGCCAGTGAAATTTGGATATGGTGCAGCACGCCCAAGCTGGCGAAAAGCAAATGATGCCCTTGACCGTTCACCCATCACTTTCAGTGAAGAACGCATCCTGGCCCACGGCAATAGAATTGAATTATTAAGCACACTTCGTGACTTGGAAAGAAACAACCCAATTTGCAAAGCAATGTGCCAAGTCTTTGTGTCAAATCTGGGCAATTGTAAGTTTCAAAGCCATTCTGAAGACGCAGAACTGAACACACAAAAAGAAAAGCTTTTCAATAGATATTTCAAAAATTTGGAAATTTCCGGCTTTGGAATGACCAAAGTGCTGAATGCAATTGTGACTGATTTGCTGCTGGCTGGTGAAGTGTTTGTGATATTAACAAAAGGTGGGGCAATTCAGTTGATGCCATCAGAACGGGTTGGCAGCGACAATGACCCAAGCAAACGAAGACAGGGTGAAAATGACGGGCTGGTTTTGAATAAGTTTGGAAGACCAACACACTACCGTTTTGCTGGTCTGGTTGATGGTGCAATTGATTACACACAAGGCTTTTATTTGCCAGCAAATGATGTTGTGCATATTGCTAACACTTCAAGAATTGGGCAACTGCGTGGCACACCCATGTTGGCAGCAGCAGCACAAACGCTGGAAGATATACACACCGTGCAAAGTGCATACACTGCTAAGGTCAAAACAAGTTCTGCATTGACTGGCTTTATTACAAGCAACCAGCCTTATTCTGCCAGATGGGATGGCAATGAATTTGAAGACGAACCAATGCGTTCAACCTACACAAAACTTTATCAAGGCAGCTTGCTGCTTCTTGAAGCTGGTGAAAGTGTTGAAACCATACAAGGTGGCAACATTGACGGTGTTGATAAATTTTTGACGCAACTGATAAGCTTTGCATGTTCAAGCGTTGGCATCACAGTTGAAAACTTGGTTGGCTGGTCAAATGCCAGTTTTTCAAGCAGCAAGGCAACAAGGGCAGTGACAAATCACAGGTTTAACCAATTGCGTGAATTGATGGAAGAAACCTTCTTGCATAGGTTGTGCCGTTGGCGTTGCTACAAATATGAACAACAGGGCGAATTGCCAGAAATGGAAATTGAAGAACATGAAAACTTTGCTTTCCAATGGTCAACCAGCCCAACATTGGACAGAAGGCAAGATGCCCAGACAGATGCAATAATTTTGGAAAATGGGCTTGCAAGCCATTCAACTGTGTTTGCAGCCAACGGGCTTGACTTTGAAGAAGAAGCCGCACGCATGGCAAAGGATAAAGAAACACTGGCAAAACTAAACCCAGCAGCTGTGAGTGACCAAGGGCAAAGCATAAAAGAAACGGTTGACGCTTATGGCGTGGGTGTTCGTGGTGGCACATTAACGCCACAAATGGAAGATGAAAAACATTTTAGGCAAAAAATGGGATTGCCGGACATTCAGCAACCAATTGCTGACGCATGGCAGCAAGATGGTGGGGCACGCAGACCAATCACGCTGAAAGGTCAAGACGCAGTTGAAGCTGAAACACAAGAAGTGATTGCCAACGAAGAAGAAACAATTTAATTTGTTCGTTCAGTTCCAGCCCTTCCCAGCATTTTGCTGGGTTGGGCTTTCTTTTAAGCAATTAGCTTTTGCCGGATTGCATCAACATAAGCTTTGTTTTTTTGCTTTTGGTATTCTTGGGCATCATATCTTCTGCCGTCTGGAAACCAAACAGCCCCATCAAGCTTTCTATTGTGTGGGCTTTCTTTGTACCATCTAATTTTGGGCACGCTGCCTTTTCTTCTGCTTATGCCGCAAACATTCCAATTGTCTGCCAGCTGTGTGCTGCATGATTCTTGCGGCTGCGTGTAAGTAAACACAATCTTTGCACCCATTGCAAAGCAAGCTGTTGAAGCTTTACCAAGCAAGAAGCTGCCAAGGTTTTTTGTGCCGTCTGTGCAAAGCCTTCTGACTTCCATATGATCTTTTCTTGATGACCAAGCACCACTGCATCTGTCAACAGTTGCAACCCCATTAAGGTCAAGCCCGTTCAATGAAATCCCAATGCTGAAAATGTGGCGTTTTAGTGGCTTGCTGTGACGGTGATGCTTTGACACAAATGCTTGGCTTTCTTGCCACTTCAATGGAATCAAACCAGCTTCAAAATTCATTGTTTCTTTTCCTTTCTTTTTAGTCTGGCAGCTTGCATCTTTGCTTGCTGTTCTGGTGTTATCTTTCTTTTGCTTTTCTGCCCACCCTTTGAAGTGACAGGATTGGCAAACACATGACCACACTTAGGGCACTTCATTCTTTTTGTGCCCTTTCAAGTGCTTTGTTGTTTTCTTGTATTTTTCTTGCACGCACAAGCGTTTCTTTTTGCAGCTTTTCAATTTGTTGGTATCTGCCATTTAGTTCAGCTTTCATTGCATCAACTTGATTTTGCAACTTGGTATTTTGTTTTTCAAGTCTGGCAATTTTCTTTTCATCATCTGCGTTGGGACTTTCAAACAATTTAACAAATGCAACTGGCACAAGCTTGTCCATTTCTTGTTCAAGCTTTTTATACACCTTGCCCATGTCATCAATGTCAATGTGTTCACTTTCCAGATTGCTTTCTGGTATCAGATCAACTTTGCAAAGCTTTGCCAATTCTTTGGCTTTATTGATGCCACCGTTGTTGAAAGCGTCATAATAAAGATTTGAAAGCTGCCGGAATCTTTCCAAGCTTGGGTTGCCTTCAACTGCCCCATATTGGGGCAATGCCATTGTCAAGTGTTCTGCCATTGCTTGAAAGCGTCCATTGCCAGCCCAGTATGTTTTTCTAAATGTTGCCATGATTAAATGCCCCAG